TCCTGTAGTAATGAGTCGAGCGCCTTTAGGGCGAATATCACGAAAGTCGAACTCAACATCCATAAGCCCATTAAAATAAGACTCCATAAGAACTTTAACAGCATCAGCCCACCCCTCTATGTTGTCAGATACAAGGAACCTACGCTTACGTTTCTTAGGTCCTCGTAGTTCTGGCAGCTGACGTATGTGATGTCGTTGTACCGAGTAGCCAACGCCAGTACCACCTAGTAGTAAGAACATGGTCTCACTGAATGCTTCTACTTCAGAGATTGGAAGATAAGCACAGTTGTATATGCGATTAGGTGCTAGCTCTATAGGTGCTCCTCCAAATTGAAGAGATCGCATTGAGGGTAATACCTTCTTATCATACACAGACTTATATACTTCTTCGATCTCACCCTTAAGCTTAGGGTACTTACGTTGATGCATTTCTTTATTCCGAGTAACCAATTCAGCCCAAGTTTCACGACGAGATACTTCTGGGATATATTTAGCATACTTTCCAAAGACTGTTATTTCGGAGAGTATTTCATTAGATTTATTCATGTCCTTCCTTTCTGTTATTTGGTTAGGTCTAGTTGCTCACTACATTTCATCTCGACTAGTGCATCTATATTAGTAGCAAGTCTTTCAATTTCTTCTGAATCAAGAAGGTACTGGAGAAGCATAACCCTCCCGTTCTTTTCACTTACGATCACAGCTTTAAGCCATTGTTCAGTTGTAAAGTGCATATCATACTCCACTGGCTGTACGCAGCCTGTCATATCCTTTGGTTATTTCTCGACAGAATTCACTACGAATTATATCATCTGGGTTATCAAACTTGACGTAACCTATATTGTTCTTGAATTCTTCGACGAAAGTATTGTCAAGTAGTTTAATAAGGTGAGCTAGTCCTGATCGTTCTCCGTTCCTAGCTTGATGTACATCACCACAGATTACTACCTTAGTACGCTCACCTACTCGTTTTAGGAAGGTTTCAATCTCAAAGGGTTCTGTATGCTGTGCCTCGTCAAGTATTACGAAACAATCACTGAATGATCGACCTTGAATGAATTCGAAAGGTACAACTTCGATGCGACCTTCCTTCTCGTACTTATCATACACACCCTTTAAGTGTTTCTTCATAACTTCTGTGAAGGGGGTCACCCAAGGTGCCATCTTATCGGCTAGCTCACCGGGCAAGAAACCAATAGTAGGGGAGTCCGACCTTGCGGATCTTGTCAGGATAACTCGGGAGTCTTTATTATCAATCAGCATCTGTGCGGCCTTAGAGGCTGCTATATACGTCTTACCTGACCCTGCTAATCCATCTGCGATTGTGCAAGTGTAATCATCAATACATTCAATATAGTGTGATTGGTGTAAAGAGAATGGCTGTAAGCCTAATGAGTTGCTACTAGCAGACTTCTTCTTCTTCTGGTTCTTCACTTTTAGATCCCCCAATAGTGATTTGGACGTTGATGGTGTGACCTTCAGCCACGGCTTCTTCTACAGCTTCTGTTATTTGTTTGTATAGTTCGCTTTCTAAATCTATGTGGTATTTGTTCTCAGCCCACATGGCATACATAGGGCTCAGTGCAAACAGTACTATGGCTGAGAACACGCCTAATGCGCAGCCTAGCCAAATAATACTTGCGGTTAAGTCGAGTATTTCTATCATAGAATAAATTCCTTGTAGACCTCTATCGATTGATTAGAACCTATCAAAGTCTTGGGTTTACCTTGGGATGTATCAGCTAATACGGGTATACTCCGAACGCCTAAGGAGTTCATCATTGAACGACCTGATGGGCTTTCGTGTACATTCAACTCTATTACCTTATCAAGTAATCCTTCAGAGGCTAGCCTTTGTTTAAGAGTTTTGCAAGCAGGGCATCCGTTTCCAGTTAGCAATGTTATTGCTTTCATTATAGTTCCTCTAATTGTATTAGTAAATCGATGTAGTGTTTTGCTTTGAGTAAATCTTGTTTACCGTTCTTTTGCCGCCATCGACAAATATATTTAATTACGTTAGCTTCGCAGAATGGTATCTGGTTCATATGTATGAACTCTATAGGTTGTAGTGCTAGTTGATGGTAGTGTGAGCCTCCCTCTTGCCTCTCAAGAGCTTTGGTATCCATTTGACCTCCGGTTGCGCAAAATACATTTCTTTTGTCGGTTAATTTAAAAAGGGATAAAAGAGTTAAGAGCACCTCGGGGATGCTCTTGAACTCTTTATTTGCTTATTTCATTTGACATATCGTAATCATAAAGTTTAAGAGATCCCTTGGTGGTGTCAAGCATTTTGTCATTACCATCCTTTTTATCTGATCCTTTGATCATCTGAGGGATTCCCAGGTTTTGCCTTTGCTTCGAGTTTTCTAGCTTCTTTTCGTCTTCTTTATTGTAAGGTATCTCGTATGCTCTGGGTTCGTCATCATCTTCATGAATAGACCAGATGAATATCTTAGTTCTTGATTTATTCACTAAGTGATATACATATTGTGAATCCTTGCTCATTACTTCATTCACAGGGTATCCTAGCACTTCGTTTATTGCGAGGTACGAGTATACACCTGTTGCAGATAAGAAGGGTATTAATAAGAGCATAATTATCTTCTTTTTAGAGGATATTATGATCGCCCAAGTAGCTACTAGTATGAATGTACCACCCAGTATTGGCAGTAGTGTGCCTATATCCATAGTTACCTCCATTGCGTTAAGGGCTGTGCTTCTTGCTGGGTATGAAGTCACTCGGTGTTTGGCTGATGTTAACCACGTTCCCATTCTGGTCTAATGTAAATCTGAATAAACTTACATGTTGATTTTGATATAGGTAGTTAGCTATTACTTCGTGCTTAATACCAAATGGGTTTATTTTAATTAACTTAGCTTTCACTGTGTTGTCTGCGTCTTTATTAACTTGACGATACACATGGAACATTACTTGATATTCCCCAGCTTCGGTACCTCGTAGTGTTAATGTTTCTTCATTTGTTGAGAGAGTGACACCATCTATTGTATCGTTCTTATGACCTAAATCATCTCTTTCCAGATGCATTAGTCCTGCATTCTTAGTTATAAAGGATGCGACTAGACCTGAAGGTGACTTCACCCACAGATCTATGTCGTTGTTAGAGTCATCTGCCCATTCCATCATAATTAGGAATTCGGCTTTCTTAGGGGCATCTGACTTCTTAGTTATAGGGTTTATAAGTAGTAGTGCAACAATAAATAGGAACACAAAGCCTAATAAGAGGTTGAATAATAGGTCTTGAAAAGCTGTGCTTGACTTAAATCTATTCATAAGTTACCTCACTTTAAGCTTTTTCGCTTAGATTGATACCTATCTCGAGGTTTATCAGTTTAACTTTAAGGAGAGTGCTGCAAATCAGGCCAATAGCTGTCGTGTAGAGTGCTGTTGACATACCTGCTGCCATTGCACCTAAGACTTCTGTGGTCTTTGAGGCATCATTGATGTCTATTTCAGCCATAGAATCACCTAGCATTAGGATGAAACCAAGGACAGTACCTATCATCCCTAAAGCTAGCATTGTTTCTGCTACGAACCAACCAACGTTAAGGTAATTCTTAGCGTTAGTTAGACGTAATGACGCATATCCAATGATAACTACATAGGAGCAATAGATTCCAAGTATTACAAAAGAAATACCTGTTACGTCTGCTTCTTTTATGGTCTCAAAGATACCTCTGGAGATTAACAGAGAACCTGCTGCTATCACTAGGAAGGTTAGCAACCAATATCTTAGGAAAGTCCTATTCATGTTACTTACCCTCCGCAATATCTAATGCTTTGTTGAACTCTGTCAGACGTAGAATGACTGCCCAGAAATCTACAATAGTGGTCCACCTATCTATAAAGTAGGTCATTGATCCTTCAACTCTTGAGAAAGCGTTTAATACTTGACTCAGTACACCTAGTGTGATCAGTTGTTGGAAATAAGACGGTGCAATAGCAATCATAGCTATATTACCCAGACATAATCCGAAAGCTGTCTGCCAGATACCGAAGCCCATGTAGTAGTTGAATAGGCGGTAGTAGTTCCGCTTAATACTAGAAAACATTGGGAATAACGTCTGCACACAACGTGCGCTGAAGTCATCTTCTGAATGTACTAGTTGTTTTCGGAACTTAGCCTCTACTACTTGATTACGGTATTCTAGTTTAGGTAACCACCACCCTAAGATGAAGCTTATGATAGTACCACCTAATGACATAGCCAATGCAACCCATACGAGAAAACCTTCAATTATTTCACCATTCCAGATAGGAAGTCCTTCGGATAATTCCCAAAGTATGGGTATGAATGCAAATAGTACGAGTACCGCAGAGAATAGTCCGATAAACAAACCTTCAAGCGTTTTACCAAACACCATAAGGTCTTCTTGTACCCTTTGTGATCCACCTTCTATTTTAGCTTTACATTTATTCCAACGGTTTAGGTAGTAATGGGTGTTAGCTTCTCGCCATCTGAATATCCAACGTCTTGTCTGCCATGTTCCGTAAACAGACATAGGCACATAGATTACTAATATCTCAAGGAAAGAAGGTATGGTGTCTTCCTTGAGTATCAGGGTGTCAGATAATCGCCCCAAGTCCCAGCCTAAGAATAACTGCCAGAACCTCGCTTCATCGTACCCTTGGATAGCATCCCATAATTCACGATTCCATGAGTTGTAGAATACTAGTATTTCAACACCGTACCAAGTCAAGCCCATAATTACTGACAGGAAGAACCATGCGTAGGGTGCATGTTTTGATAGAAAGAATGATTTTAACATTAGTGCTCTCCCTGTACTATTGAGCCAGTGAATCCCCAGAATTTCCTATAGTCGGTTGCAAGATGAGATAACTCAGGTTTTGCACGGAAATCTGTTGGTCGTAGCCAGTACATAGTGGTAGCTGGGATTCTGATGAATGCTAATCGCACTTCTTCATCTTCCACACCTAACTTTTTTAAGAATACTAGAAGTTTAGCGGATATTTGATAAGCTTGAGCTTCTAGTGCTGATTTATTGATTTTACTGAGGTATGCTTCAGGTGTTCTTGGTCCATGAATTCCTAACCAGACATCACCGATTAGGAATCTACGTGATCCACCTAAGAACATTAAGCTGCACGAACTAGCGCAGACAACTCTACCTCTTGAACTCTCTAAGGTGGCAGGAGTGTATACTTCTTCACCCATCTCATTTATTACAGGGTCTTCTCTCACTATAGTGATCACATCACGTATGCTAAAGTGACTTGCGATACACATTCCCTCGCTTAAGTCACCTCCTGGTGACTCTAAGATTACAGCGAATCTTTTAGGTAATTGCGGGACTATCTTACGACAGTCTCCGCTTTCAACATTACCTGTGAGAGAATAGAGAGCTTCACCTATTTTCTGGAGCTTTAGACCCTCTGATTTAGGACCTGAGTATGCGTCATCTTGAGTTAGCTCTCGAATTGCATCTGTTTGGTTTAGTTTATCAGACGTTAAGTGTTTACTGAGTACAAACACTAATACTGAGGATATCGTGAGGATTGTAGTCCATTTTAATAGTTTCAACATCTTCTATCTCCCACTTGGTTTTGTTGGGATCTACTTCATAAACATATCAAATAATACGAATATTACAATAGCTCCTATGATTAATAAACTTTTGTTGAATTTCATCCAATTACCTCATCGTATAGGCCGTGCTTTACGGCTTCTTCTGCAGTCAACCACACGTTGGTTGACCTTAACAGATTCTTTTTGATGTATGCTTTTGTTTTACCAGTGTGTTTTCGGTAGTGGTTTACGATATGTTCATCTAATTGTTCTAGGTGAACGGAGTCGGCTTCTAAATCAGAGTAATTTCCGATTAATCCTGTGCTAAACTCATGTGACAGTACGCTACAGCTTCGATGTACTTTACGGAGTCCTTTTGTCCCTGCCATTGAAATTAGTAGTCCACAGCTTGCTGCCATTCCCGTAGCGTATGTGGAGATTGGGAATTTGTGGCGTTCCATGAGATCTATTAATGCTAGAGCTGAGTGGACTGCTCCACCATGACTATTTACTATTAATGTCAGGAAATCACCATCCTCTTTAGGTGCCATGTCGTAGTTATAGAGAAATCTCATAGCTGGCTTTACACTTTCATCATTAATGTCATCCATCAGCAGGTGTCGTTTTTGCATCCACATTGGGTCCATCATTTGATTCATCATTTGATTCATATTCTTTAAACTCCCTTAAAATAAGTATTCTTCTGTAAATTGCACCCAATCTCCACAATCTTCACAGATTGCATGAGCACCACAGGCGAGTTCGTCATGAACCCATTCTTGCAGCGAGACTGACCAATAGCTTTGGGATTCAGCATATACGCTAGTCCCTCCGCATTCCTTACAACAATATATTACTCGGTCCTTAGCCTTAGCTTCAAGTGTTGTGACTGTTGTGCTTGGACTTACACCTAATTTTACTCTGTCTTTGAATACTTGCATTTTCAGTCCTCCCAATAAGTTCCACGCTTGTACAATTGAATTGCTGTGTTAAAGTCACAAGGGTACTCCCTCATGATCTGCTCAAAGTGATCTATGAAATACATAGGCCGTTATTCCAGTTGTTAATTGCACCATTCATATCAAAGTCGGATTTACCTTGACGCCCACAGGACGTACATTCTAACCAAGTTTCTTCGTAGTGACTTCCTGCATCATGGCGCATGGTTACTTCGCCCTTCTTACAAGTGCAGGGGACTACTTCTGGACGTAGAGGCGTAGCAGGGGCCTCTTTCTTTTTACCAAAGATAGCATCGTAGTTATCGGAGTAGGCTTCTGAGTTAGCACGGCTCTTGATAGATTGTCCTGTAATAGGGTTGCTTGTTGCCATATGTCCTCCTTTATATATTCAAATGTATACTGTAGTGTACATTGTTTAGTTTATGAAACATTATTCAGTCAAGGATTCCCAAGAAATTGGGAACAGAGGCTCGATAATCTCGGAAACGTGTCGAGCAAGCTCCTGAATTTCGACTTGTGCATGACTATCTGTACGCTGGTTAAACATACGGGCGAATGCCGCTAGTGAACCTGTGACATAATAACTAGTCATCATGCTCTGTGGTAAGACCATACGAGCCATCTCAGGTGCTATGTCATCGTTGAGCATGGTCTGATACATTTCCACACACTTGTTAACGTAGATGTGGTAGTCCCAGAGCCAGCGTTCATTGTCTACATGAGCATCGCCACTGCCCTGCTTAATACTACCTTCTGGTTTCCCACGCCACACTTTAGGCTGATAAAATTCAGGAGTATCGTTAACATACCTACGGCTTACCTCATTACGTGTGAAGCCTACGATATGCTTGAACTCTTGTCGTGCCACAAAGATAGGTACTGTGTACCGTAAGGTGATCTGTGGGTGACTGAACGGTGTCCAGTGACCATGAGTTGCTAAATATGTGATCAGCTTATCATCATTGTGGGTTACGTCTGTACTCGCCTTATCAAAGGATACCCTTGCTGCATTAACTACTGTTAGGTCATTACCCATGTGGTCAATGTAATCTACTTTAATGTCTGTCATTCTAAACTCCGTACTTCAAATATAACCCAATAAATAGTCCACCCCAACATAT